GGGCCAGTCCGCGAGCCCATTCTTGAACCACCTTGACGGTGCTACGAAGCGTCGGAATCATCTTCTCGCCAAAAGCAATCGCTGCCGACTCGACCGCAGACTTCATAATGATGAACTGGCCTTGGAGCGTATTGAGTTGTATCTCGGCGATTCGCCTTGCTGTACCACCCGCACCCCTTAGCCGTTCCTCGAACTGCTTAATTGTCGCCCCGCCTTGCTCCATTAAGGCCATAAAGCCGGAGACGGCTCGGATGCCAGCGATCTGGCCGATAATCGCGTTCTTCTCGACCTCGCCCATGTGCTCCGTCGCCCTGGCTACGTCATCCACAATGTCCCCAAGGTGCCGCATCTGCCCGGTTTGATCCTTGACGGTAATGCCGAGCTTCTTGATCCCCTCTCCCACCTTGCCCGGCTGAATCTGGAGCCGAAGCAACATATTTCGGAGCGACGTGCCAGCCATCTGGCCTTGGATGCCAGCGTTCGACATAATCTGAATAGCGGCCGTCAATTCCTCGATGTCTTTACCGGCCGACTTGCCGACGGGCCCGACGTACTTCATTGCATCGCCGAGCATCGGCAGATCGGTATTCGCGCTCGTGAACGCCTTGGTCAGAACGTCGACCGTATGCGTCAACTCGCTCGCTTCGATCCCCATGCCCGCCATGATCTTGGCGGTGATGTCTGCCGCCTGCGCCACATCCATCTGACCGGCAGCCGCGAGATCGAGGGTCGCTGGCATAGCCGCCATAATCTTTTCGGACTTGAAGCCTGCCAGGGCGAAGAACCCCATCGCCTGCGATGCTTGCCTTGCGGTGAAAACGGTCGTTGCGCCAAGCTCTCTCGCTTGATCCGACATGGCGCGAAACGCCTCGCCCGTTTCGCCGGTCAGAGCCTTCACTCGCGCCATCCCCTGCTCGAACCCACTCGCAACCTTCGCGATTGCACCGAACCCGGCCGTGCCGAGCAAGAGGGCGATCTTAGCTTTGTTCGCTACCGCTTGCATCTTCTTAATGCCGGTGGTGAAATGGGCGTGCGCGGTCGCCATGCCAGCCTTGAAGCCCTTTTGATCGACGAAGATATAGGCGAACGCCTCGCCGAGCGTGATTGGCATAGCCTACCCTTTCTTCTTCTTCCGGCGTTTCTTCAACCAGTCTTTCCGCATCCTCTTCCACTCGGACCCGCTGACCAGTCGCGTGCCGGGGCCGAGGTCTTTTTCATCGGCGAGATAGCTGCGTATCTGATACAGCGTCATCTTTCCGACCTGCGCGGCTGTGAATCCATAACCTTCGCCGAGCGCCCTTATGATGCGTCGCCAGGGGAATGCTCCTTCTTCTCGCCCTCCCCCTCCGACGGGTTCGGGCCAGTCGAGTTTCCCAAGCCGTCCTCCCCGGATGGTCGACCGAGCTGGCTTTGCATCGTGTCGACGAGTAACGACTCGGCCGCTGCCGCCGCCTCCTCTCCGGTCAGCTCTGTGTTCTTGAGGATGTTATCCAGCACGCGCTCAAACTCGTTGAGCAGCTCGGCGAGAATGGATTGTGGCGTCAACTCCTTGCATGATGTGAGCGGGTTCTCTGGATCGTAGTTAGGATCGTTGTGTCTAATCTGTATCCAGGTGCAATACGCCAGCCCATTCATCGAGTCCATCCACTCTGACAACTCCTTGCGGGTGACGCTCTTGACTCGGCACCGTTCCGCCATCGCCACTTCGAGCACCTGCTTGGTGAACTCTGGGTTATTGTCGCTGCTCATCGTCAACAGCTCTTTTGCAGCGACGAGCGGATTTGCGCGGAGTGAAAGGAGGTGATCTTCCATCTCGGCGTAATGCTCGGCGATTCGTGGCCGAACACTCATCGTTTTACCCGCAAAGGTAAAGGTTGTCGGCGCAGCGAATGCGCGATTCGCACCATCCATTGTTCTTGCCTCCGGGGTCTGCGGTTAAGGGGGCCGAGGTCAAGACGGATCGGTGACAGCACCGTGGCTCTGGTAGTTGGCTGTCCAGCGGATCGGCTCACCAGACGCGGCATCGACCGCAACCTGGAAGCTGGTAATCTCGAGGGTCAGCGTGTAGAACCGTGCGTCGCCACCCGTGACTGTCGAGAGGTAAAGCTCGGCGCTGTACTGCGAGCCGACCGCCAGCTCGTCCTCGGCCGGATCATCGAAGTCGTAGGGCCCTTCGAGTGTTCCGGTTGCACCCTTGGCACCCGAGCTGGAGTATTTCCAGCCGCTTGAGCCAAAGGTCGGAAAATGACCGGTGTCGGCTGCGATCTCCATGTCCCACTTGTCGGCGTAGGCCAGGATGTTCTCGCCAGCCTTGATGCGGCCGTATTTTCCTGTGCGGTAATCGTCACTCATTATTCTCTCCTATAAAGGAAAAGGGCCCCACTCCAAAAGGAGAGAGGCCCAGTTGGTCTGGTACCTTCCAACGCTCGGGGTCTGCGGAGCGTCAGCGTGTGCCAACGAGAATTATGTCGTACTCAATATCACCGCCGCTTGCAGCGGAGCCATCCCAAGCGATCTCCAGGATGTCTCCCGTGCCAGCGGTCACCTTAATTCCATCGACAGGCGCAGTCAATACTAAAACACCCCCCGAGCGAACCCTTGTCTTCGCGTTTGCTACGTCGTTGAGCCATTTCTGCCATGCGTTTGAGGACGCCCCCCCCACAAGAAGGTCTTGTCCAGCGGCCGTGGTCCATGAGTCGTCATCCGAGCCGTCGTTGCCAGCAGCGGGCAAGCCTTTGTTTTCGATCAGCATTGCGCGCACCGTGACAAACGTCAGGGCGTTGCCGTAGACATCGGTAAGGCTGCCCGCAAGATCGAGTTGGTCTGTCCCTGTGTTCGCTGTCAAGGTCCGGCGTGCGCGGTAGTGGAAGCGGCCGTTGTTCGCGCCATCCCCCTGCGTCAGAGCCATAACGTAGTGGTAGGCACCGCTGTCTTTCGGCGTGCTCAAACCAACATCGTCCAAGTCCTGAAAGGTCCAGCTGAACCGAAGATTCATTGTCGTGCTGAGTGTGGTGCCCATCACCGTGCCTCCGAGTAACCGTATTGATAGTCAATTACGCACCACCACAAACCCTCTTCTATCTCGCTGTAACGGGTGGCTCGTTCTTCCAGCAGAAAGACGGAGATTCCGGTCACACTGAGTTGCGCCTCAATGTCCTTGAACACGTCGACCACGTGGTCGCGGTACGTCTTGCAAAGCTCTTGCGAGGCACCCTCGATGACGAAGGTGAACACGCCCGAGTGGAACCTGACCTTGAATCCATCGCGTATCTTTTCGTCCTCACTCACCTTGAGGACACAGAACGGGTTGTCTTCGCCACGTTTCGCATGGCCTTGGAACAGCTCGGAGAAGCCATCGGTCGATAGTTGCGAGTCGGCATCGAATCGCGTCTTGATTGTATCAAAGAAGGTAGCCATGACGTTCTCCTAAGCAAGGCGCATTCGCCCTTGAGCCGGTCGCACGATCAAAGCCATCAGTTTTCGCCGGTTCTTTTTCACGGTGCTGAAAATATAGGGCCGTGGTTTCATGCCTGGGTGTCGGACTCGCCGCTTGAAGACCCACACCCCATTGACACCGAAGGCCAGCAATTGTTTCCGCCTCGCAACGATTGTGTGAGGTCGCGTTCCTTTTTCCAGATACGCACCATACTTTTTGGTTGTCCCGACCTCGCCCAGCATCTGCGACTCGTGGACTTGCCCGTAGATTGATTGGCGGAGCTTCCCTGTGTCTGCCCGAGGCGGCTGCCCTGCCCGGCTGTGCTCGAATCGCATCGGTGGCCCCGCATTGGGGCCAGGGGTCCTCGATCCAGCACCGACTCGGCTACTCCTACTGATGACCGTGACGATCCGCTTGCGTGCATAGGTGGTCGCGAGGCGCAAACCTCGAACGAGGTCTGCCCGCATCTGCTCGGACACCCTTGCACCGTACCATTGAATATGGGCTCGCCCGGTTCTTGGTATCATGTTTGATCCCTGTCTTTTTCGACGGCGTAGACCTGCCAGAGTCGATCAGCCTCAACGACATTCACCCCTTCGGCTGTAACCTCGAAGACTCGCGTACCATACTTGATCTCGTCACCTGGAGTCAAGGCGGGGTCATGGTCATAGAAGATCGTATGTGAAATCTCCGTCTCAAACTGTGAGGCAACGAGCCGGTCATTTGCGCTCACCGGCTGGATGAAACAAGTATGCACGGCCCCTTCGGTCTGCGAGGGCGTCAAGCTGCCCGCTGTCCCCACCGTGGGCGAGTTCGAGTGATGTGTGACGGTGTGCTTGGAGCACAGAGACTTGATACTCACAGGTGCCTCCCGTAACTGACAAAGCGGCGCAGCAACCGTTTGGATTCTTTCGGCAACTCCTGTACGCCCCCGGTGGCGTAGGTGACGGAGTATTGACCAAGCCGCTCTGACCTGACCTCTCCGGCATCGGGGCCATGCTGTGCAAAGGCGTTCTGCATCGCAATCAGTGCCGCCAGTTTCAAGTCAGCCGCAATGCCCGCTTCTCTATTCGTCGAGTCGTAGGTCATTTCTGCTTGAGTGAAGCCAGCAACGTAGACCACCTTGACCGTGCGCGGGAGCGACGGCCAGTAGGAGCCGCGACGGATCAGCTTCCCAGAATATGACAAGCCGCTTTCCAACTCGTCGAGTTGGTAGTCGGTCCCGCTTACCAGATTGTCGCCGGAGAAGTCGCTGCTGTTCTGCCCTCCATACGCCCCCTCGTCGACATTCACACTGGTAATGCTTCGCACGGGCCGCTCTGGCAGCCAGAGGTTGTGCGCCTCGAGTGATCGACCGGCCGACATAGAGACAGCCTTGTTGCCTCGGACATCCCAGGTGCGCACGGCCGTTGCACCGGGACCACGCCTCTGCCGTGGGAGGTAGTGCGTATAGGTTTTCTGCGGTTCCAGATTGCAGCCGCAATAAGCCTTGACGCTCCGCTCCACCATCGGCTGAATCATCGTGATGAGTGCCGCTTCGGTGTCGGTTAGCGTCGAACTCTTACCGAGCCAAACCGCGATTTCTGCCGGATCGAGAATCATATCGTCACCTATGTCTTTCCAACATCTCCACCGGCCGAAGGCCGAACCGCGACCACCCCCTTCTCGAACGCCTTAATGGCATCGGTGGGGCCTGTTTCGCTATCGTCTACAAGCGTCACCTCGCCGGAGTAGACGCCGTAAAGATCGGAGGTGTCGTCTTGGCCGAGTCGGACAGTGACCTCGTTTGAGCCGTTTGTCGCGGTGATGAGACTGCCGCCGCTCAAAGCGGCGACGCTATCAACATCGAGGATCGGCGTGCCGTGGTTTCTCGACAGCTTGAACCGCACAACGTCTCCGGTCGCGAAATTCACAGCCGTCGATCCGTCGTCCTCGTAGAGAGAAACGGTGAAGTCGATGGTCCGGCCAGCGTCAACTACAATCTCAAACATGGCTTCTCCTAGTCGTCATCGTAGGAAACCATCGCGAACCCCTGGAAGGTTCCGCCGGTCGTCGTTAGGACGAGCCCCTGCCCGGTTTCCGTCTTGAGGTTGAACTTCGGATTCTCAGCCGGGCCGATCTCGAAAGGTCCGGCATCCGCGAGTACCTGCATTGGCCCCGTTAGGTTTGTGCCGTCCGATTCCTCGATCATAATGGTCCCGTTCGCCGAGAGTGTGCCGAACAGCCGGTGCAGCGTGCAGACTTTCGAGTCCGCTGCCGCGCGAAGGGTGGTCGATCCCGCCGCTTGCTGGTCGATCTGTACCTGCTCATAAACTCGTCCCATCGTTCTCTCCTATCGTGAAAAAGTAACTCCGCCAGGGCCAGCTCTCACAAAGCTGGCATCGCCGGGACCACCCCGACTCGCTGCAAGGTCGCCGGGACCGATCCGCGCGAAACCCGCGTCACCAGGGCCGTCGGGGGTCACGTCCGATCCCCCAGGCCCGTTCCTGGCCCATCCTGAGGCCCCAGGCCCCGCATACGCCACAGAAACGGCCCCAGGACCGCCCAGGGCACTCCCTAACGCACCCGCACCGAGGTACGCGATTGCAACACCCCCAGGCCCGTCCTCGACCAGGAGGGCGTCTCCGGGGCCACCCCGGCTTGCCGAAACATCGCCGGGACCGGCCGGGCTCCAGTCGGTGTCGCCGGGGTCACGGCGTGCCCCGCTGGTTCGAC